TGTGTCATACCAGCACCACTCTTTGTAGGTCTTTTATGTCCTGACTTAACACTCATACCTTTCATATCATCTTCACTTAATTCACTTCTCCAATCAGAAGGATTTAGTGGTTCTGGTTTAATAATATCTACTGTCTCGATTTCAGTAAATTTAATATTATCCTTTTTCCAATCTTGAACAAGTAATTCACTTTCTTCTTTCTTCATCTTTTTAGCAACGGCATCCTGCTCTTTTTTTCTGAGCATTGCTTCTTTCTTTGCCTTGTCCATCATGGTAGATGTGCTAACACCAACTTCTTCTTTCACACCACGTTTTGCTTTGTGTTCCTCTCTTCTTTTAGCAATTAGTTCACCTCTTGTAGCATCCTTTGTGATCTTCTTTCCAGTCATAATATCAGGCATTTCACCAGGTGTTCCAAACTTTCTTTTATTTCTAATTGTTGCTTTACCATAAGTTGAAGCACCTGCTTCATACTTTGCCTCTGGTATAACACCCTCTTTTGTCACACCCGCCTTTGCTCTTTCTTTTTCAGCAACACTTTTAATCACCATCTTTAACTTATTCTTTAGGGAATAAGGATTCTCTTTTTTCTTTTCTTTTCCAAATGCTGCCATTTGACCTGATGGTTTACCTGATCCTCTAGTGATTCCATATGCCATTCCCTCAGAAGTATCTGTAGTATGTTGCTTATCTGGTTCGTTCTTTGCTAAATTTTTCTTTTTCTGTTTATCTGATATCTTTGGTCCACCCATCGGATCACCATACTCATCTCTTTCAACTTGCTCCTTTTTTACGCAGTTTGGATACCTCTTACCAAACATTGTCTTCATACCTTTCTTTTCATATCCCTTCCAACATTTTTCTGAGAACTGTTGGAATGAAATACCAGATGGTTCAAACTCTTCTTTCTTAGTACTATTACCCCAGTTTGCAGCACCGACTTTACGACATTTAACTAATGCTCCTGACGCATATGCACTTGGCCAAACTGAATATCTTGACTTGACTTTATGATAGCAAGCATCTTTTGTACCACTACCCTTACCTTTCTTATCTGCTTCAGTAAGTTCAATTTCATTTCTCCAATCAGAAGATTCTTTTTTCATTTTCTTTTTCCTTGGACTATCAGTTGATACGTATGTTGGTTTTGCAGCACCAGATTTTGATTGCTGATTTGGATCTGCTTTTTTCTTACGACGTGCAGCAGATAATCTTTCTGCTTTTGTCATACTTGCTCTCTTTGCTGAAGAGACGCATTTTGGTGTTCCTTCACCAGGTTCGTCACTTGCACAAGTTCCACCTGTGACTACATTGACCCAACCACCTTTTCCGTCTTTGGATTTAGAACCTTTGAACCATTTATGAAGTGAACCCTCTTTTACATCTTTACTATCAAGGTAATCTGCAGCAGTATCTAAGTAATCAGATGCTTTAGTTATCTTTGATTGAACCCACGCTTTGAAATTATCTTTCTTACGTGAATGTTTTTCAATTCGTTTAGATGCTCTTCCAGCAGTTTTCAATTGATTACGAATCATTTCGGGTTCATGATCTTTGTGAGATTTACCCTCACTCATTCCTCCTCCATTTCCACCACCGTTTCCACCATTGCCACTGCCATTCCCGTTACCACCATTGCCATTACCATTACTGCCATTGCTACCATTACCATTCTTTCCATTACTCTTTTTACTATCATCATCAGGTTCTAATAAACCTCTACCACCTACATGATATCCACGAGGAATAGGTTTACACTTCTTATCAGTGTAGCAATAATAGTATCCAGATTTACACTTTTTCATTCTTAGGATTCGATGCCTCCTTATTATTTAGAATTCCTTGTTTCAGCATTTTTGACAACTCAGATGTTGAACCAACGAACAAGGCATTATTTGTGACATTATTTGTAGTTTTATTTACATCTTCTTCAACTTCTTTAACTTTTTTCTGCAAGTCCATAAGTTTGTCAGTTGTATCTGCCACTGATTTAATTAACTGACCTGCAACTTCATATGCCCTTGGACTTGCGGTTTCACCAGCAACTTCCATAATACCATTTATTGCTTCCTGTCCTTTTTCGATTAATGAATATAAATTACCTCTTGTATAATCATAATCTTTACTAACATCATGATTTTCAACTTTTTTAAGTTGACCCTTCTTAGCAACAACATCTTCAGGTGTAGGCACAACTTCAGAGTTGATATTTAAAGCTTTGTCAATAGATTTAAAATTATCCATTAGATATCAGTTTGCCTTGTAGGACTGTAAGATTTAGAATCAGAAAAGAATGAAGTTGTTTCACTAAATCCAAAATCATCATCTGGTCCAGCATCCACTGGGTCAGGTGTTACAGTGTATCTGACTTCTCGTTTTGCATTTCGAACATCAGTATCAGCAGCATAATCAACTTGAACTTTCTTAATAAGACCCTCAGAGGATTCTGCAACAGGACCAAATAGGTAGGTCTTTGCCGTAAATCCTAATGTATATATCAATGCTCTACGTGTTGAAAAATCTCCTTCATAATCATCTTGAAAATTAATACTGTCTAAAACAATTGGTATATCTCTTTTCTCTCCAATGGATTTAACTAAATCAACTGTAAGATTGAATGATGGTTGAAAATATGGCAATATCTGTTCAATAATTTGTAGAGCATCATCATTTAATTTTGCAAGTATATTTAATTCAAATCCAATATTATATGGCACGGGCATAAAAACTTTTTTTACATTATTACCATCTGATGCTTTAAATGTTTGAGTGATTCCAGTTTTTCTCGATGAATCATATGAAACATTATTCATTTCAAAAGACATTCGAGGAAGAGTAATTCCAACTGGTTTATTTAAATCTGCTTGTTGTTCGAGTCTTGCTAAGAATTTTTGTGAAGGTCCGTATGCCAAAGGAACTTTTAATTCACTATAAGTATTACCTGATTTATCATCATGTCGAATACTAATAGCATTAAACAAGGTGCCAAAAGAAACAATTGTCTTTCGAATTATTTCATGATAGTAATAAGTTCCTAACATTAGAATGTACCAAATGGATTATTTTCTGAAAAATCGATGATATCATCTGCTTCTGTTTCGATTTCATCACTTTTATCATATTTATCAGCAAATTCTGCTGATTCTACAAAATCAACAGTATATTGTGCGGATGATGCAGATCCAACTATGGTATCACCAGCAACAAAAGTACCGTTTGTTGTTCCTAATTTTAATGTATTTGTTGTCACATTCCAAGATTTAACTCTTGCTGTTGCATTAGAAACTGAACCTGTAACAACCTCATTAAATTGATATGTTCCAATACCTGTTATTACTGGTGGAGGAGAAACCGTAGCAATTCCAGTACCACTTGTATATCCAATACCTGCATCTGATATGAGAACTTGTGTAACGACATTGCTTGTGTTATTAATTAAAACTCTACCTGTAGCAGTTCCTACTCCAGATATAGGACTGTTGAAGAATAATGTTGGTGCAGTAGGATATCCACTACCACTTGATGTAACACTTACACTTCCAATACCAGCACTATCTGTGACCAATAATGCTGTTGCAGCTGCACCAACACCATACGTTGTTGATCCAACACCTAATATTGTAGAGGCAGCACTCACAATTGTTACAGTTGGTGTGACAGTGTATCCAGCTCCTGCATTCGTTAATAATATTTCTTTGACAGAATTTACACCATTGATAGATGTTGTGATTGCTACTGCAGTGGCAGTGGTTCCTGCTCCTGGTGGTGAACTGATCGTAACTGTTGGTACTTTATCATAATCATATCCATCCTCATTAAGAAATATTTTACGAACATATCCAGTTGCAGTCGTAACACCTAAAGTTGCTGTTGAACCAATTGATATAAGTTTTAGGGATGTAATATATCCTTGATCAACAAGGGCATCATCAATCTCCTCAGTTGTTGTGCTAAGTTGATCCCATCCACCTACTTCGTCTTCAAGTTCAAAGAGTTCACATCTAAGTTCATAAACGTAATTTTTACCTAACTGATAAAAAGGTTTTTCATGTTCAACAAATTTAATTTCAAAAAGTCTTCCACCTAATGGAAAGAATATTAAATCTCCTTCATTTGGTCTACTTGTAACTTCTATCTCATCTTCAGGTAAAGACTCTAAAAATGGGGAAATAAAATCTTCGAATCTTTCTTTGGATATTGTGACTATAAGTTCATCTTTTAAACTCATACCAAATTTAGTCATAATATCACCAGCTCCACCATACCCATCAAATGTGTTTACGTATGCTTCAATTGAAAAATTATCACCAAATCTAGAAGATTGAACCTCTGTAAATATATTATCCTTTTTAACTATTCTTCGAGGTAAATATTTTACCTCAACACCATAAATTTTTAACTGTTCATTGATTAAATCTTGAACGAGTCTTTGTTCACTTTGTGATCCTTGTAAGAAAAAGGGATTTAATGCCATTATAATTAACCTATAAAATCAAGAGGTGGTAATTCATACTCGGAAATAAGTCTTTCTCTAATACTTTCTAATTCTCTCTCTGCATCGTCGTATATCTGTCTTCCATTCAGTTCTAAACCACCTGGTAATTTAACACCTTGGAATTTAATTAAATTTTGACCCCACTGTCTTTTTATTAATGATGTGAGATATAATTTTAAGAAACTATCATTATAAACACCAGTAAAGTTATCAGGATCTAGAATTCGATCACATTGAATCACTAAAAATGTTCCTGCATCCTGTGCAGCCCAATCAATATCTAGATATAATCTGTTTTGTCTCTTATTAAATCTTATTTGTTTATCTGTTGTAAGTAAATGATCAATATCTTCAAGATATCTTTTTGTCATAGAATATTGTAGAAGATTAACAGAATTGAAATAATACAGATCATTCAAAAATAACTGATATTTAATACTAAACATTCCACCAGATATTGAACTTGTATCAAATTTAAATATTCTATCAATTCCAACGACTGAATCTGGAACCTGTATGAAGTTTGATGTTTCGTAAAAATTAGAAGTAACAGTTCCTAAACCACTTACACTTGTTGAATTTCCAGTAGTTGTGACGATTCCAACTCCAGATGTTCCCGATGCCTTTCCACGATCTATATCCTCTTGAGTTAATTCATACTTAAGATACATTCTCTCAATACCATCAAAATGCCTTTCTCCAAACAATTGAAGAGCATCATCAATTAGATCATCTGCTTGATCATCATCAACGTTGATCTCTAAAACTGGTGCACCTAATTTGCGAAAACAGTAATCAATTAATTCTTGTCTAGTACTTGGTTTAGCCATTAAAATACACCTCCATCTATAAGTGCTGCGGTTAATGTTCCTTCAACAAATACATTTTGCGTAAATGTTGCAATTCCACTGAAAGTAGAAACACCTGAAGTTACAACAAGTCCTCCAGTGCTGATTCTTACACCTGCTCTTGCAGTAACAATACCAATTGAGTCTACGTTTGTTACATCTTCATATGTTAATGTACCACCAATAGATACATTATTTCCAAAAGTTGCACCAGCAGCAACAACATCTTGAACAGTTATACTTGGTGTACCAGTTAATCCTCTAGAAGTTCCAGTTGTGTTTTGATTACCAGCTGTATTTACACCAGGTAAATCTATGTTTGCAGTACCATCAAAACTTACACCACCTATAGTTCTTGCATTTGCTAGTGACGTTGCAGTTCCAGCATTTCCTGAAACATTTCCAGTTACATCACCAATTATATCACCAGTTAAAGAACCCTTAAATGTTGTGGCAGTTATAATACCACCACTAGCAGTGATAGCAGTTCCTACTTTAAGAGTATCGGTTACAGAGGCAATACCAGATATATTTAATGAAGAGAGGGTTCCAACAGATGTGATATTTGGTTGTGCTGCGGTTGTTATTATTCCTGAAAATGTAGTAGCAGTAACAATACCACTAATGGATAAAGCGGTTCCAACTATATTACTTACGTCAATATCTGGAGAACCAGTTAAACCTCTTGCAGAAGTTGCAATTCCACTTAAGGTCCCTGAAAATGTAGTAGCAGTAACAATACCATTGAAAAACGCATCACCTTCTTTTCTAAAGATGATAGTATTTCCAGCAGGATTTCTAATAAAAACATCATCATTAAATTTTGAACTCTGAAATGTTGTAAAACCTGTAAAAGATGCCTGTCCATTGGATTCAAGTAGAATGCTAGATCCGATTGAAACATTTCCATTAAAAGTTGATATGCCAGTAGCATCAATATTTCCATTAAAAGTTGATATGCCAGTAACATCCAATGCTGTTACAGAGGCAATACCACCTATGACGTTTTTAGCAATAAATGACTCAACAGAACCACCACCCGCACTGGATAGTATTTTTATTGCATCTGTCTGTCCAACTCTTACTTTTACTGGCATTATCGAGTTACTCCCTCCCTTAAGAGAACTGATCCTTCAATTACTCTTGTTTTAACGTTTCCTGAATCCGTTATTACAATATCATACACATATCGACCTGGTTTTGGTGTAGATGAGTCTGAGGCTGACAAAGATATTAGTATCTTTCCCTGTTCTGCATCACTTACAGCAGTTGTAAAATCATGTTTCGAAGAACTTCCAGCATGTTTCCTAAATTGAGCTGAGACTGTAAAATTAGTTAAATTTAATGGTCCTGAATCATCACTCTCTATCAAATCAAATGTTTGACTGAAATCTGATCCTGCATTGATAACTAAATTCGAAACATATACGGCTGCCATCTACTTAAAATAATATTTTCTAATTATATTTATGTCTTATTATTACCATCAACTATTATTTTCAATAATGCCTTTATTTCATCAATGTCTTTCCTCATATCAGAAATCTCACGTCTTTGATTTTTTCTTAGTTCAACAGATTTAACATACTGATCATATCCAACATCATCACAATTTATAATTGCACCTGTTTTTTCATCTCTGAATAAATGTGGATGTCCTTCAACTTTAATCATCATTTAACGGCAATTGCCCTCAATTCTCTAATTCTAGGTGGTTGAGCTTGGTTTGTTCCAGACATTACAATTTTTATGGTGAATCCTGTAAACTCAGGTAAATTATCAACAGTAAATTGATATTCCTTGAATTCATTACTTCCACTTGGTGTAACTATTACATCAGATCTACCGTCATTTTTAGATTCATCAGTTACAATAAAACCATCATTATCTGTTTTAATACTATTCTTAAAACCAGGAAATAATTCAAATGATTGTTCGATTTCACTCGAATCTGATCTAATTAATTTATAAAGAACTCTAAAGTCTGATGATTCTGGTCTAAATGCACTTAATAAAACTTTTATTGAAGTTGCTGGTTTTTTCAATAAAACTGTGTTTGAAACATAAATTGCATAGTGAGGATCGTCAGTTAATGAATTAACACGTCCATCAATATCATAAGCATCTAAACTAATTGGTCTATTCAACCTATTACTTATAAACTCAGTTTCAGAACCACTAGTTAATCTTATCATAGGAGATATATTTTCATCACTTGAACTTAAATTAAGAATAGTTGTAAATGATTTATTTGATGGTAAACTACTTAAGTATTGATTTTCGTTTACCTTAGATGCCACCAATTTGACTTTATCAAATGAGTTAATATTATTAATTTGAACATTTTCAAATCCCTCATCCACAAATGATGTTTCATTTCCACTTACACTTGTACCAGAAACACTTCTAATTGATGCTTCTATGCCTGTCACAGATCCATTGACACCAGTAGGAGTCAATACATCATATCGTGGAACTATGGCACTATAGAGTATATTCTGAGTTGCTTTTACGTGCGATCCACCTAGAAATGCATCATTGGTAAATGATAATTGGGGAGCAGTGGCAGTATCAACAGATCTATCTTTTCCGTTTGTTGACCTATCAAACGTTACATGATAATCATCAAGATCTATTGGAGTTGTTACTGAAAGACCTGTTCCATCGGATGTTTCTAATCTTCTTATAGAAACACCAGAAATCTCATGCTTTCTAACTATAGAATTTGGTGTGTGATCTATTACAATTGTACCATCAACACCCCTTTGACTATTTCCAATATTTAACACACCTGTTCCGACAGATTCATATCCTATAATTTCACTTCCTATTTTAACGTATCCAGTATTTGCAGCACCCACTGCTATTCCCTCAAAATTTATAAATTGAGACGTTGACGCAACACTGATAACTGATGTTTCGGTTTTACTCAATTGTGCGTTTATCACAGTTGGTTCTACATCAGACTCAATATCACTTAATTTTACTTTATTTGATGTAGAGTACATTCCATGATTAAATTGATCAACAAACATTACATTACCTGCATGTAATCCACCATCAAATGTGACTCCATTAGTACGAATCTCACCTGTAGCACCCATTGCCACAGCAGTTCCAGCATCATTAAAATATTTAATTTGAGTTCCATCTTGGAATCCATTTGAAGTATTATCCGCTTGAATATTATTTAAGAATAATGTATCAATACCATCAATACTTGCGATTGTTATTTCTGCACCATTTCCTTGATTTCCAGCACTACTTGTGACAATACCAACAACGTCTCCAACCTGATACCCATTTCCTCTTGCAATAAATGCACCAATTCCAGTGATGGTACCATTGGAACCAACAGTTAAATCTAATTTAAGTCCAGAACCCTTACCAGTGATGGCAAATGTATCCACACTGTTAGTATCAGCAGCATCTATCGAGTAATTAGTTCCACCTGTAGTAATACCAACTGTTAGTGCAGAACATCCAACACCCGTAATCACTGCGGTGCTTGTGTTTTGACCTCCACAAATTTTTCGACCTGCTGAAAGTAATGTTCCCATTCCTAGATTTGTAGTTATACCAATTGATCCTGTTTTTGAAAGAGTGAAAAGAGGATTGTTTATTAATCCAGTTCCATAACCATTACTTTCATCCAAATCAGGGTTATTAAAGAATACTGAACCTGATTGTGATGTAAACTTAGCTTTATATAATTTAAAGGTAATATCTTGATGTTGATCCTCTGTCCAAAGAGCACCATTTTGTGACTTAAATATGGCACCTGCACCATATTGTGTTGAGTATATTAAAGATGAACCAGGATCTGCTCCTTGAATTGTAGATGGGTTTACGGCAACACCACCATGTCTTCCTGTCCAGACATTATAAGCAACACTTCTTGGTGCAACTAATACGAATGAATAAGATTTGCCAGAGTCCAAATAAATTGGTTCAGGGAAAGTAAATTTAGTTGCTTTACTTGCCTGATCAGGATCAAATTCAATTAATGTAACCTCATTTCCATTTGCATCAGTGCCCTTTGGTCTAAGAGTCTTGCTTCTTCCTATAACCTCAGTTGATGGTCTTGCATCCGCAACAGTTGATCTTATCTCACATCTTATTGGAGCATTTGTCACAGTATCCACTGATGAAAAATAAACTTCAACTGCAGTTACGAAAACACCATTCAAATCTTTATTTGAATCTCTTACATCATTTGCTTCTAAAACATTACCACCTACAGTAAATGTTTGTGCAAGAGGATCATAGTGTTTTTTCCTTGGTCTTCTCAATTGAATTGTAATTTTATCTTCAGCTTCAACTTTTGTTTGCTGCCATACCTCATTTGAACCAACAGCACTGTATTCTGTCTCAGCAGTTATAAGTCCAAATTTTTGGGTTGGTTCTATATTTTCATTAGTTGGACTCGTGGTGAGTTTAAAGTTTGTAAGACCTGTTTGTATCTTGACAGGTGGTGCTGGTTGATTATTTGGATCACGAATAAAACATGAACCAATTATATCACCAAAAGCATCAGTGATTAATCTTAAATCTTTTACATATGAAGTAGCACCACTTTCCTGCCCAACCAGTTGAGAATTTTTTGTCACATATCCAAAATATTTACCCTGTGCTTCTTCAGAAAGTGCTTTGGTATCAACATTCAAAACTGTTGATGATTGACTATAATTTGATGATATTTCAGTTACACCTGAAGTGTAAGGATTATTAAAATATGTTTCCGATGGACTATTATATTTTCCAGATTTATGATTTGGTTGACATAATCTAAATTTCATAATTACATCACCCTCTTCATTGAGAGCATGAACTTCCTCTCCAATTTTGTATGAACCATTTGATCCATATGCAGAACCATTTTTTGTTGGTGTTATTTCAAGTAATTTTGGAATTATATCTGATATCTTTTGACCATCAAAGAATAAGTATGTCTGTACAAAGTCTAAAAATCCTTCAGATATAAATTGAATATTTCGAGATCTAACAAAATCATCATTAGTTGATCCGACTAAAAGATTTTGATTACTTAAAACTCGAACGTTTGAAAAAGTTTTTTGTCTCTGTACGTACTTGTTTCTAGCTATTCCGTCTGCATCGAGTTGATGAATAAAAGTTCCTGCATTAATTAATTGGTTTACTAATCTTCTTCTATTCCCTTGTCCCTGATTGGTATTCCCCACTAATTTAAGATTTCTAGCAGATATATCTATAGAATTAGCTTGATCAAAACTGTTGATTTTCCTCAAGGCACTAATATTTACATGTTCATCAAAGAAAGCTAGAGTTTTATCAATACCTGTTTGTCGAATAGTTTTATCTTCAAGTTGTATGGTTCTAGTCCATGTATCACTTTGAGGATCTAATTCTATTTCACCAAAAAATACAGGTAATTCATAAGGGTTAACATTTATAGTTTCTGTTGCATATGGTTGACTGATCCACTCAACTTCATCATAATTTAGAGTAATTATATTTCCTGTCTTTTTAACGTTTGAGTCAAATAATTCAAAATCTTCATTAAAATCTAACTCTGAACTAATAATATTTTGTGCTGGTGTAATTTGAGATGCTAGAGTATTCCTTGTTCTAGGTGCTATTAGTTCTTGTGCATTAGGATTTATTTGTATTAATGATTGATCAAGATCTATAAATGAATAATTTCTAAATGAGTCTGCAAATAATCCACTTTTAAATCTATTTCTACCTTCTTCATCTTGAATTTGTAAAGTTTGAGCACTTACCTCTAAAAGAGATAGTGTGGTAGTTTCTTCCAAATTAGCAACTCTGTCCTCAATATCACCAATATCTCTCATTGTAAATCTTCGATTATCAACAAAACTTAAGATTGCATCTTGAGTATTAAATAGGTACGATGGTAATGTGACTGTTGCCAATTTCATTAATTCCGCAGTTTTAACAGGTTCCTTCGGATCTAAACTTGATACTCCCTTTTCGTATATGAATTCACCAAATTTATTAAGATAAACACTATCAACTCTTGGTAAATAATGCTCAAAATCAACTATAGAACTTTCATTTGGTGTAATGTAACGTAAAACAGCAGTTCCACTAAAATCTCTTGCAGAAAATTCAAAAGGTGAACCCGTATCAGAATCAGGATCATATACTGAAACTCTTGGTCTAAAATCAAGTGTATCTGTTGCTCTCACACCAAATATACCAATATCAGGTATATCATTTGAAAATCTTTCTTCGTCGTAACTTAATACTGTAAATACATCACCATCATCAGAAGCAACAGAATAATAATCAAATACTACCAATAATTGAGCACTTGGTTCAGAAACATTTCGATTGCGAACTAGTCTTGAATAATCATAATACTGATCTTTTTGGCCTTTATCTAAGGTAAATAAATTTGTTATGTTTTTATATTTTCCAATTGTAATTGATTCAATAGTTGATTCTATATTTGATTCTTCAAATTTTACTAATTCACCTGTCTGAAATTTTCCTGTTGTTAAGTATACTATTTCTAATACGTTATTGGTAGGTGAAGATACAACTCTTGCAATTGTATTGTTTTCTTGACTAATTATATTTTCACCAATAATTGCATTATCATGTACAGCAACAGTGCTTGTAAAAGTCAATTTATCTAATACTGGTGCAGATGTATTTGTAGATTCATAAACTCCTAAAACTTTAACAACATCTGGATAATTTAAAGATATCTCCTCATCTTGAACTCTTAATCCATATCTGGCATCAAAAGTAAGTCCATCTGCAATTGAACCACCATTTCCTGCTGCAACACTACCTGATTGTGCATTTTTTGATCTGGTTATATTAATTTTTTGACTTCGATTATAATTTTTTAATTTTGATTTAATTTTTGTTTTAGTAAGAGTTACATTTAATGTCTTATTATTATCACCACCTACATCAAACACAGAAATTTGATTACTTCCATATAAAAAAGAATCATTTGTAATTGATGTAGGAATACCACTAGATGTGGTAAACAATGAATATCTTTCTTGATCAAAAGTTTCAAATATCACATCAGACACATCTGTAATATCACTATCTGCAATTGTTACTGAACCACCAGATGCAACTTTAGAAACTTGTTTTGTGATTTTTAATGTAGAATCTGATAAATTAATATCTGCTATATTGATGTTTGGTAAAGGTACGAACAAAGATCCTGTTCCCTCTATAAACGGTGCACCAATAAACATTGGAACTGATAATGAAGAAGATCCTGTTGCAACAACTGTTCCTTCATATACACCAGGAACTGCTGAAGATATTGCTTGAAGTGTTAAATTAGTTCCACCAGCACCAACAGATGCAACTTTATTATAAGTTTCTGTTGTAGATCCTGGTTTTGCATATCTAACAACAGATCCAACCTTCATGCCTGTAAATACGTTACCTGGTGCGGTAACAGTAGCACCATCAATAACTACATTAACTATGTTATTTGGCAGTCTGAATCTCTCTAATACGGCATCTGCCTTTAATTTGGCACCGTCACCCACAGATTTGATATCTTGTGCTGTATATGCAGTTGCGATTCCAATTGTTCTTGGAAAATCAACACCATTTATTTGTATTTGTTCACCGACATTAAATGATCCTGAAGTTTCATTCAATGAAATAACTGTTGAATTACCACCAGCACCAACGGCAAATCCACTTGCTCCACTACTTTTTCCTTTTACAAATGAACCTTTTGGCAATTGAGTATTACTTACTGCTTGATTTAAAACTAAATCTGTATTTGTTTGAGCATCAAACAATCTTAATTCCCATCTTGTAGATGCATCCTCATAAGCAGCGTCCTCTAAATTAAACGCATAAACTCTTGCACTACCAATATTAGTTCCAGTAGAGTTAAAGTTATCAAATAATTTTACTATACTTCCTTGAACTGCAATACCTTGTGTAACATTATTCAACTTTAAAATATTTCCCATCTCAAAACCAACACCCACATCACTTCTAATTCCAACATCTCTTGGTTTTTCAACATCTACAATTGTTGTTCCTGTTTTTTTAATGTCATATCCTCTTACATATGCCTCACCTGCAGATATTTTTAAACACATTAAATCATCTGATGGTGTATTTTCTTGATCTGTTTTTTCATCTTTGAAAAATAAACCACCATTTCCAAAGTTATCATTTAATGAATTAAATAAATTCATTTTAAATGGTTCTACACTATAATCACCAGATTCATCATAAGTTCTTTCTGCAATCCAGTCACGAATTTTATTATACTGACTCTTTGGTTGTATTACCTTCAATATACCATCATCAAGTCTTAATAATTCAATAAAATCAGTATCATTTTTATCGGTTAATAGTTTTTTAGTTAATTTTAATTCTATACTAAGTCTATCAGCACCTGGTGCTGCAAAATTAGTAAATCCTTTTGCGTTATCAAACAAAGAATTATCTTCTTTTGCATCAACAATTAATTCATTAACCTGCAATCCAACTCTATATTTTGGATTGTTTGAGTAATGGTCTAATATAATTGTTTGATCAGAAACATTAACAAAAAATCCTCTTACATAATATACTCCTTCAGAAATAAATGCAGCAGATCCAATGGCAGTTGCATTTTCAGAAACTAGTGATGCAAATGGAGTATTAGCATTAATTGTAGTATTACCATATACCACAGATTCGGTTGCACTTAATGTTTCTCCATCCACAAAAGTAGTGTATTGTGAATTGTTATCGGCACTTAAGTAAGTTACATATAAAGTTGTATTTTCTACATCACCACCATCTGGAAGAGAAACAAACTTTACAACTGCTTCTATTCCTGATTCTGATCCAATTATTCTCTTTCCAATAAAATTATTAATGTATACTGATATATCAACATTAAAATTAGTACTATTTAATTTTACCGCATTATATTGAGTGTCATATCCTACTCCTCCTGGTATTACAACTGAACCTTCTTTAAATATATGATCACCAAATTTTTCAATTTGATTTTGTGATATTGATTGTTGTTGTGTTAATTCTCTTGCTTGTACTGGAAAACCAGGTTTATAAAGAACCCTATGAAAATTTTTCTGACTATCAAAATCATCATAGTATGGACTTGCATTTAGATTAATTTTTTGTGACATTTTCTTAGAATTCTAGAATGATTTTAACGTCTTCTTTTTGCCTGATGTTCCTCTCAACTTTTTTTCTATTGTCAATGTAGATGACATCACCAGTCTTTTTATTTATTTCTGGATTGGCTAGACCTTTTGTGAAGTTAACTCCCAAATTTATCTGTTTATTACCAATTGTGGTTGTAATTCCAGTAAAATCCTCAATACCAGATGAAAAAGAAACTGCTCCACCTTGACCAAATATATCACCAGATGTATCTGTACTTTCAAAAGACAAAACTTTTGATCTTGTACTGACATTTGCAAAATCAGTGTTATCAAAAGAAGTTGGATTTAAATATGAACCTCTATCTTGAATATATTTCAAAACTTTAGTATCTTTATCATATGATGCCACAACACCCTTTGCAGTACCTCCACTTACAGATTGTGTGATTCCAACACCAATTAAAGCATTAAAATCTGTGGTTGAAGGAATTGCGGTGCTTAATTTGATAGAGGATAAAGATGAAAATTGAGAAGCCGTTAATATACCTGAATTTGTAAAGTCATTTGGATTTTTAAGTATTCCCACTTGACCAAAATGAGTATCTATTGGAAAATCCTTTGTTGAATCATCAAAACGTGAATAAACTAAAACTTTATCGGCACCTAACTCAGTGTAAATATCAAATCCATGTCCTTTAGAAGGTGGAATTATCGGTATCAACTTTGCACGAGTTGACGGTGTACCAAGATTTGTTAGGTCTACCATACCAAATGTATACCCAGAACCACCAGATGTAACAATTACATCAGTAATTTTACCACTAGTAACAGTTACAAGTGCCTTTGCACCACTTCCATCACCAAGAATATTACAAATTTCACCTGTCGTATCTGTATAACCAGTTCCAGCATTTTCAATATATACTTTCCTTATCTGATTTTTATTAATATCAGAATCTCCTGCCTCTCTGACTGATTGAATTTGTGAGTCAGTGGTTGTTGACCAATCATTTGGTAAAACAATATACTCGATTGAATCGAATTTTATAACGTCACTTGGTGAAATTGTGAACAGATATTTCCATACATAGGGATCTTGCGTACCAGCTGTAGATGGTTCTAAATCTGTAAAAGTGGGTTCATCTAATGAATCTACACCTTTAGGGGAATCACCAGTGCTACCATTACTCAAACAAATATAAACTTTAAATTCAGATGTTATAACATAATAATTTGTTTTATACAAACTTCCAGTTTGTGAGTTTGGTGCTTTATTTGTTTGCTCATTATAATCATGACGATATATATCATACTTGGTGTTAGCTGCCCAACTATGTTTTTTTACTACTCTTCTTATATTTGAAGAATTTATTTTTTTCCCGAATAGTGAAGTGTCTCTGTAGTGTGTTAGATATTGCTGATTATCAATTGGATCGGATGGCCAAGATGTTGTTCTACCAAAACCAGCTACTGCTGGATTAGGCAATCCTAAAAATACATAGTAAGAATTATTAGAGTCTAAAACAGAATCTACAAAATTACCTGCGTTTGCTATTCTAAATTGATCTGTTACTACCGCTGGCATATTAATAGTTTTTTAGATATTTATACATAATATTTAACATTATTTAAGAAGGTGTCAATAATCCACCAGTTTTATTGAATGTATCGTTACCACCAGTCCTTTTAAGTGTTGGGAATGTTGATAATCCAGCATCAATAGTCAATCCCGTAACTCCGATTGATACAGGTGATGATGATCTTGTAAATCCACTTATTTTTGCTATGGAATAGTTTCCAACTGGTGCTGTCGCAAATCCAACAGCACTCAATCCAGTGGTGGATGTGTTAGATTTTATTAGGCAAGTAACAACTCCAGTATTAGCATTACTTGTAAATGATGCAACGGTATATACATTATCCACAAATGTTGTACCAATACCCACAGTATCAGTATCTGTACCACTATTACTAATGGATATAAGTCCTGATCCGATTGTAGTGTCAAAAATATAAATTGGATCACCAACATTTATTGCATTAAAGTTTGCAGTGCTATCCTTTTTGACTGAAAATTCTAATCCTAATTTATTTAATAATGTTGTTGTTCCGATTCCTGTAATCAAACCAGTGCTTTCCAAAATAGTTAATCCTGAAGTTGTTAAGTTTTCAAAGGTATTTGATTGTATTGGACTGCTGATCAAAACTTTAGGTGCTATAGTATATCCTAAACCAGCATTAGTTATTGTTATTGAATTTATTTGACCATTTGATACTGTGGCAGTTGCAGTTGCAGTGGTTCCTATTCCAACTCCAATTTCTGGTGGTGCAGATATTTTTACGGTTGGAGCAGATGCATAACCAGATCCATTTGTTACGGTAGTTATTCCAGTTACTTTTCCTGATGAAATGGATGCAGTTGCTTTTGCATTCACAGAATTTAGATTACTTAAATTAATAATTGATGAATTTATCAATACCGTTCCTTCATCTTCATAATTAAATAAATCTGCATTATCTGTAAACAACACCGTATCTGTAGTAGAAATATCATCAATTATCTTTGCAATTGGTATTATTCTTGGTTCTAACTCAGATCTTTTTTTCGAAACCACAACTTTATTAATCGTAAGATCATTTTTTTGTTTAATGAGTGTTAGAGGTCTTGAAATTGTATCACTAATACCTTGATTTCGATATACAGTTGTATCTAAAACAGTCGATGTAGTAATTCCTGTTATGGTTCTATTATCTTGTGCTGGTATTTGATTACCAGATTCAATTCTTACCCCATCACCTGTTTTTAGACCAGAATCATCTCCATCAACAATTAATGAATCTACTCCAGATGTTCCTCTATAAAACAGAATACTAACATCATCACCATCATTTTTTCCAACTTCAGAATCACCAGTTGGTGCTACACTGAAGTTTATGGAAGTTCCACCATTTATAGTATATGCTTTAGTTGGTTCTTGAATTATACCATTTATAGTAACAAAGAATATATTCTCAATATCTACACTTTCAGATAGTGTGTTACTTGCCTCTACACTAATCAACTCATTATTGAAATTAAGTGGGAATCTAGTTCTTGTTCCATTTTGAAGTGATTTGATAGAGTCGATATAATCAAATTCACCAAATTGCCACATTGCAAATCGATCCTTATAAACTTGATCGATACTTAGAGTTGATTTGGTTTGGATAGATCCCATGCCCTTTGCAGTGACTAAACCAACAGCTTCAACAACATCACCCTCTTTAAATCCATAACCAGAATTTACGATTTCATATCTTGAGATTTCAAACATTGTTGAACCTATCCCAGTGGTTGAACTCGCACTTACTATTGCATTAACTCTTAAACCAGTTCCTGTATCTGTTGTGGCACCAATACCTAATCTTGAAACACCAGTCACTGATAAATTTGAATATGATGGTTCAGATACAAATACTTCAGGATCTTTATAATTTGATCCTGCTGCTGCAATTGTAAATATTGCTGTTCCACCAACACCTGCAGTCGCAGTTATTTGTGCACCACTTCCAACATTGACACCAACATCCACACTGAATACATCAGGAGTTAATACATCGACCACTGTATTGATACCAGCTACTGGATCAGTTGATCTTGGATATGGATGAACTGTTTTAAAATTATCCCTTGCACATGTAAATCTAATTGAACCAGTTTTAATTAAAACCAGATCGTTATCACTCATACCATGATTTGGAGAGGTAATAACTAAAACACCTGTTGTGGGGTTATATTCAGCATCAGTTGCAGTAATATCACCACCAGTATTTTTATCAATGCCATTCACATCAGCAGACACAAAACGATGTTCATATCCAAAATCTTCAACAGTCACTCCTATTGATACTAATCCATTATATCCAGATCCAAAGGTTAAATTACTAAAATATGGATAAGCATTACCTGATCCAACATAAGCATGAGGTATTGTGCTAACACCAATATTAACACCAAACACATTTGTTGCTGCTATTGATACGACAGGGAATTTATCTCCTATTGTGCCATCAGGGAAGATAGTTGTTGTAACTCCAGCATGAGGAGCAGCACAAGCAAATTCTAAACCTCCAAGTAATACTAACTCATTTGAATTTTTAAATTTATGTTCATTAACAGTTTTAACTGTCATTATACCCGTCACTTCATTATAAGTAGCAGTTTGAATTCCTAATGCAGATCCACTATATGCCACTCCAACAACGTTTGTTATCTGTCCTGATGCATTTGTTGTTGCTTTCACTTTTGCACCAACTAATGGAGCATAACCCAATCCTGTAACAGTTGATCCAAATGATATGGGAATACCACCTCTTGGTAATTCATTAAAGTTAACATTATCATTTGATATAAACTGAGATCCGTTATCTGATGTTATTCCTGAAAATACCACACTTGTAACTCCTGTCGCACCAGAACCACTCTCAATTATCTTGAAATTTTTATCTGGATTGAATTCTGTTGATGGTGATTGGAAAATGCCATTTATGAATAAAATACCACTTCCACCAGTTGTTCCAACTCCAATTGTATTAGCTCCCCCAACTTTTAAGGTAAATGTTGATTTAATTCCAGTAAAACTATCTGAAATATCATCATATATTAAATTACTATCATAATTATTTCTTAAGTATACTCTTCCATTAAAGGTTGATCTTGGAAAATCTAAATTACTATCATCCTTAACTCTACTAGGATTGCCTCTTGGTGGATCACTCAAGAATAATTTACTTTCAACTATATTATAAGTTCCAGTAAATCTTTGAACTGTAGTTCCATCAGCATGAGTCGAATTAGAAGTACCCACAAATCCTCTTTCAACTTCAACCACATTAAAAGTTCCCGATGTTCCAACAGGACTTCCATTTGTTGTTGCAATACCTACATTTACAACTTGTAAGAATTCATTATCTATTTTTAAAATATCACCCACTGAGATTGTTGAAATTCCACTTAAATTAATAATGTTAGTATTAAGTCCAACCTGAGATCCAACATTATTTTCCAATAAATGACTTACATTAGTATTAATTAAAGGTGATTGTACAACATCATCAATTGAAATAATAGATTTTTCATTACTTTTTTTCATTTCAAACTTATGAGCATTTCCTTCTCCTACACTCACGAATGTCACAGCTGTTCCTGATCTTGTAGTTGATATGAAAAATGAATTATTAGTCACAGTATTTGCAAACACTGTTGATGGAAGAATATCAACAATAGATCCATTTTTGTACTGCATCGCAGTTGAACCAATTCCAACAAATGTTGATTTAGGTAGATATGTCAACTCTTCATTTTCTCTGAAGAAATGATTGGGTATTGTAAACTTACCAGTTGATAAATTTAAAACAGAGGAATCTGAAGGATTGAATGATTTTGCAAAAATTGGTATATCATTAACATTTAAATTAAACTCTGTTTTTTCAACTCTAGTACCCTCTAAAGCATTATACTCTTTTACTTCGTTACTTTCTCTTAAACCTCCATATGTTAAATCTAAAGGTGTATTAACTTTATCTAATTGATTATAAAAACAATGATTTAATGAAACAACAGTAGATATGCCAGTTGTATTATCTGGATGAAATTTTAGTTCAAAAATATTTGATGTATAAGACGCACTAAATGTTCCTAATCCTAATGAAGGATCATATTCTGAATTAAAATCTTTAGTAATTGATAATGAACCAGATTGTTGAACATATGCATCTGTTCCATCATGTATAGCTAGAACTTCATGCAGAGCCTTTGATGATCCTATACTAACTTCAACTACTGATTTTATTGAATTAAATAATTGTGAATTCAAACTAATGATTGTTGAAATACCTGTATTTGTTGATGATAGTCCTGAATATAAAGTTGTTCTTTCAGATCCATCTAATTGACCATTTGCCTTAAATCTGTAAGTTCCGTTAGCAACTCCAGTTGTGCCGATACCAATCACTTTTGCTTTTAATTTAATATTATTAGAACCTGTTAAATTATTTTCAAAAGTTAAATTTAAATTATTATTAGATATTGTAGAAGTGATAATTCCTATTTGATTGGTAGATAATTGATTTGTTTCAGTGTCTATGAATGATTGTGCGATGAATGAATCATTACCATTGTGAGAGACAAAGGTTTCTACTAAATTCATTTCATTAGTATTAGTATTGATCACATTTACTAAAGCATGCAATGATTCAAATTTATTTGTAGGAACTGAAATAATATTTGTAGTTACACCTACTTGACAGGTTTTTATGACAGATGTTAAATCAATTGTGCCTATTGATGTTGTTCCAACACCGATTACAGTGCTAGTAAAATTGGATGAGAATAATTTTAAATCATAATCAATATCAAAATTTTCATCTGAAGATGGTGAAAATCTAAATGATTCAGTTTCAGTATTATCATCTTTAACTAATTTAAAATCAGCAAAGTTATTTTGTTCTGAATTTGTAAGTCCAATACCTGAATTTATCAATCTACCTTTTTCAAGAAGAATATTAGTATCACCATTACTTAATACCAAGAAATCTGAAAATTGTATTCGATTAACTTGAGTGGAGTTACTTTCAGTGCGAATTAGAATATTATTGAATAATTCATTTTGATTGGGATCAAATTGCAATAAAGTTAGAAAATCGTCAGGATCTCCTTCCAAATTAGAAAATTCTTGATTTATATTATCAATTACAAGAACATCATTTGTATCACAACTAATATAATTTGATAATCGAATATTATCGAAAACAATTTTTCTAGTTACATTATCATCAGTCACATCATCATCCCTTACTGTATCAATATTTCTTAACTCATCCACTCTTTTCTCATCAAATAAGTCTACAATAACTGAAACTATATCTGAAGAACCTATTGATATGTTAGTCGTAGATGTTATTCCAGTATCAGCAAAATTTTTAGTTCCACTTGAGTGTAACAAATTATTAACAGGTGTTACTAAATTTCTCCACTCTATAGGACTTTGAATAGAGTAAGACATATTTTGATAATAATCATTATCAGGTATAACTTGAAAATCTTCACTTAATTTTCCAATATTATCATTCCATCCTATATTCTTTGAAATAGAGAAATCTGTCTTTAATCTACCTTTATTTTCTGTAATTTTAGAAACTGTTGCTTGACTACCAGAATTTTTTCCTGATACAATATCACCTATGTTTAAGTTATCAGTTCCAAATACTTTTAACTTATTATTAGATGTTTTTATAATTTTTAAATTTGAAGTTCTGTTATTAATTATCAGTGGTTCATTTACATCAAATAAAGATTGATTTTGTGTTACAAAGAATTTAGGATAATCTGCTTCATTTATAGCATTCGCAAATGTTGTTACGATTGTTTTTGCAATACCTGTGTTACTTGCTCCAAACTCAGATACATCAATTGTTATCTCTGCAAATCCACCAACATTTGCATCAAATTTTGTTACTTTTAATAAATTAAATCCATAATCTTTGGAATTAAATCCCGAACCTATTCCAGAAATTTTTTCTATACCTTCTATAAAAACTCTATCATTAACTGCAAATGGGTTTGATGAAAATAATCCATCTGGAGTTGATAATTTACATGTATAAGAAGATCCTGCATTAGATTTAACCTCAAGTATTGTGATTCCGTTTGTATTATTAATAGTTCTTAGAGTTACAGGATTTATTGGTAGACCTTTAGGAAGTTCTTTAATATCAACAGATAAAATACTATTTTCAAGCATTATTGGTTCTATAAAACCACTTTCAATTTTTGCTCCAGAATCAGAATCAACAATTACAATATCTGGTGAATTTATATAATCAGATCCACCATTAGTAACACTAACAATACCTAAAGTATTTGAATTTTTAATTTCTACGGTTGAAGCTATTAAACTTTCTGGTTCTAAAGTTTTGTCAGAGGAATATTCAAACCCCTCATTAATAACTCTCACAGATTCAACAATTCCTATTGAATTTGATGTAGGAATAATAGCAGCACCTTTACCAATAGAAGTCCCTGAAACACCAACAAAATTAGGTATTTTTTTATAATTAGATCCACTTGATATTATTTTTATTGCTTCAATACCACCCTTTGCTGTTTTTGAATTTGTCTTATATGTTGTAGTTGCCTCAACATTATTATAAGATAATTTTTCAGGTCTATTATCTAAAAACAAACTAAAAGATGTATCATCAATTCTATTAATATTATATGTTCCATTATAATCACTGTCTACAAATATTATTTTTGAATAATTGTGAACTTCGGTGTCAGTTGTACTAATTGATCCAGATTTTTCAAGATTATAAAATAATTTTTCTGGTAAACTACTTCCAAATCCAATTGTTGTGGTATTTCCAACTGATACCACATCAAAAGTGGTGGAAATTCCAGATGATATGAATTCATTACCATAGTCTTGATCATAATAGAATCTTAATTTGTAACCAGAAACTGAAGAATCAGACAAATCAAATCTTAAGTTATTATTCTTTACAGAAATTAATTGTGGATTGATTAAGGATAGAGATTGTGACGTTCCACCTGTAGACCCCAAACCAACTATATTTGGTATTAGTTTTTTCGAATCTTTAAATGTTTTTGATAATTTAATATTATCATCATCAACTTTATATACAAAATAATTTTGATTTTCCAATCCTTCTGGAAGTAAATTTGAATTGTATTTAACTTTTTCACCTGTTTTTAATCCATGACCAACTATAGTAATTGTATTTGTTAATGTTGATATTCCAGCATTACTGAATGAAATTGGATTGATTAATAAATTACCTGTCTCAGTATCTCTTAAAATTCTTACATGAGATGAAGTTCCTATACCAACCGATAATTTAGGTTTGACTAATAAGTCAATTGAATCATTATTTTCTAAATCATGTGATGAAGATGTGGTTACTGTTGTTTTTACTCTACTAACAGTGGTTTTAACTTGATTGAAATCAGTTTCAAATGAATATAGATCACTATCAGCACCGTTGATATTTCTAAAGTATACTTCATTAAAATTATTTCCAATACCTGTTTTTATACCTACTGTATTAATTGTTTTATTTACAATATATAAAGAATCACCAGTTGAAAGGTTAAATGTAGGAGAATCTTTATCAGTTGATATTGCAATTACGGGAGATCCACCAGGTATTGTAAATATTACTTTTTCATTTGTTTTAAACGGATGATTTTCAAGATATATTTGTTTTGTTGGTACATTTCTTGTTACATTGCTACCAGCAAAGGAGAATGATAACGTGCTTTCATCTCCGTCATCAGTTCCTAAACCAACTGTTTGATCTGGATTGAAAAATACTTTTTTGTTAACTATAGAATCAAAGAAAGATATATTTTTATTGAATGTAAATGAATCAGGCAAATAATTTACTTGAGTTCCCTGATTGTGAACCGTGCCATAAGCTAGTGTACCTCTTTGAACAGTTAAAATATTTAAATTATCGTAAATATTCAATATTTTTAAAGTCTCAGTTCCTATACCAATACTACTTCCTACAGAAATAGATGATGGAATACTTGAAACAAATATTTCTGTTGTAAATCCTGCAACTGGTGAAGATGTGATTGTAGATATTGTTTTTGATGTAAATGATGTAACTCCAATTTTGTAACTACCATTTAATGATGATAAATCAGTTGTCAAACCTGATATATTGATTACATCATTAGTATTAAAAATATGACTAGTTGGTGTAATCACTTTTATCTTACTATCAGACCATAATAATACTGAATCTTCTGTTTTTTCAACCTCAGAGGTTAAATTTGTTACTGTTTGTCCCTTTACTTTTGATATTGATGCAATTAAATCATCAGAATTAGATAAATCGAAACTTAACAATTCATCCACTTTATAATCAGAACCACTACTTAAAATTTCAAATCCAGTAACTGATCCAGATGAAACTGAAGATATTTCAATTTTTTGATCTTCAATTTCATTAGTCTCAACAATAAAATCGTTATTTGCAAAATTGTCTGCAACTTTATAAGGAAATGTATTTCTTAATAAATTATTACCAACAAAATCAAAGTTTGTCTGTAAATTATTTTCAAAGTTAAAATTTTCTTTTTTAGATCTAAAAGTATCTCCTATAAAATATGGAAATGTTGGGTTATTATCTGCATCTACTGTAGCATGATATGCATAAACACCATTTGGAAAATCTTCGGTAATTTCAAATCTACCATTATGTTCATCTAAATCCCCAGAATTTGTAAAAATATAATCTTCCACAAAGAAACCATCTACAAAATTTGGTCTATCAACTATATTTGCAGTATTAAGTGTATATCCTGATAATAATCTTCTTCTACCAACATCATTACTGGGAGAATTTTCTGGATTATCATAAGCAAAAGGTCCATATATTGGATTTCCATCATATGCCCATCCAATAATTTCAGATACTTTTGTGCCATCATCATTAAATGGACTTGTTGAATATCCAATAAAACTATACTTAAGTTTATTTTCAGATTCCTCCAAATGTTCAGTAACGTTAATTCCATTTTCACCATTACCTTTGTTTATGGTAAGTGATCTTACACTGGAATTAAATAATGCATTTTTACCTGCGGGTTTGACATTTATTGATGATGAAGTTGAATATCCAATTCCAGAATTGATGATTACAACATCAGTTATTCTTTGGTTTGATATTACTGGTCTTAACAGTGCTCCAACACCTTTACCAGTTGAATCTATAACCTCAAGGTCAGGAACTGAAAAATATTCTCCTCCACCTGATTGAATTGTAACTTCCGAAATTGCACCATTTTTGATAATAGGAGTTAATGATGAATTTTTACCATTTTTTAAAGTTATTATTGGTCTTTTGTGATTATTAATAGTTGTTGAACCATAACCAGTACCAGGTTCATAAAGATATAGTTGTTTGATAGATCCTCTCACTTTAGGTGTTGCAATTAAACTCGTGGTTCCAACTCCTACTGTATTTGCGATTGATACAGATACTTTAATATCTGGAAATTTGAAAATGTGAGATCCTGAACCTACAGAATTTAAAGTTACTATCTCTTCTCTTTGATAGTTTGATATTATTGTTCCACCAACTCCAGCATTACTTAAACTAAAAGAATTATCATCGGTTTTAACAATGTAATAATTATTATCTTGGTTCAATCCCGAAATATTTCCAGTATATTCGATTAAATCACCATCATTAAATCCATGATTTGTAAAATTGATTGTATTATTTGCTGTGGATATACCCGTTGGTTTGACAATTAACTTTCTATTAGTGTAATTTTGACCACCATCTATGACCTTTATATCTAATAAAGAATTTTTTAATCCAATTTTAAAAATATGGTCACCTAATCCACTATTAGCACCTAAATTTATTGTTGATATTCCAGATGAATAATCTTCAAATGTTTCATATAATTTAATTGTCTTTGTGTTAACTAATCCAACATAGTAAGCTGAATTATTGACTAATTTGTTAGTTGCAACACCTACAATTTTTATAGATTCACGAGAATTAGAATCATAAATTACTTTATCCCCATCAACAAAATTGTGCTCCTCTAAAAATGTGATAGTTTCATTAGTTGTATTAATACCACTACTAGTTTCGTTTGTTATTGGTTCTGTACTAAAGAATTCTTTTCTAAATCTTGTACCTATAATTGGTTCTAATATACAACCAGATCCATTACCTCCAGTTATTCCAATTGATACTATTCGATCAACATCAAAATTTTGAGGATCTACAAAAACATCTTCAACTTTACCAGATATAACAGGTTGTACTAATGCAGTTGTGCCAACTCCAGTTGATATTGTAATATTAGGTAAATTTATTACATCATAATCTTCACCAGAATTTAAAACATCAACAGAAGTTAATGGTCCAAAATATATCTTATCATCTGATTTATAATTTTTAATTTCAACTCCATTAATTAATATTCCCGTTTCACCAACTGGTGTTACTTCATTTTCCCCATTTCCTAAATTTTGAGATAGAGTGAATTTTTTTACTAATTTCTGAGCACCAATTTCATTTGATCTCTGTGAAAATAAAATAAAATTATGAATTCCATCATTTGAATCTCTTGAAATATCAATATTCTGCCCATCATCTAAACCTGAAGGAGATCCATATAATTTAATTTTTCGATTATTGCCAAAAACTTTTAAGTAGTAAGCACCAGTTTCCAAACCTACTAGTGAATTTCCATTGGTAAAACTGTAAAATATTTTATCTCCAGTTTCAAATGGAACAGCAGATCCAAATTTTATTGTTGAAAAAGTTGTTTCATCATCTACTGAATCTTCTAATATTGCATTATTAGCATCTGCAAAATTTGCTGAAATATTTTTTGTGTTTATTTTTATTTGATCGAAATACTTGCTAGATGTATTTGAAAATGATGGTAATGAGTTTGATGTAACATACGCATTTTCATCATCAACATAAACATTTTGAATATCTGATATTAAGTTAGAACCATACTCTATTACGGCACCAGAACTATTTGGTTTATTTAATTTTTTTCTTAACTTGAATTTTTCTTTATCTTCTTCGGTAACAAAATTTGAAATAACACTATCACTTAAAGTGACAGAATTTTGATTTTTGTTAACATCCACCACACGAATTTCATTACTTGATGGTATAATATTATTACTATCTCTTTGGACAATCTCAACAGTATCACCAATCTTTAAACTTGATTGATCAATTACACTACCTAGAGTATAACTAGTACCCTGCTTGTCAATAATAAAATATGAAGAACTTGTATTATAAATCCATGAATTTGAAAAAGTTTCCTTATATGTAGCATTACTTTCAGGATTTTGAACTTTATCACCTATATGTTTGATAGAAATTATTTCCCCTTCATCAACATCAATATTTTCTTCTTGCTCAAACTCAGAAATAACTCCAGTTAATCTTAATACTACTTTTTTGTTTAAGTCACCATCCTCAAAACCAAAATAAGTTATGTTTGATCTAATATTTTGTATCGGTTCTATTGCACTCGTAATACCTGTACAATTCAAAAATTGATTTACTGTTTTATCAGTGTATGTGATTGTGTTTACACCTGATATAATTGTTCCTGTAGTTCCAAAACCAACTGTTGAATCAACAGTAATTACACTCGCACCAACTGAAACATTTTCAATTGATTTTGTATTTGGAACAACTATAAAATCACTTCTTACATCTGAATTATCATCATATCCAATAAATAAACCAATCTTATAGTAAGTTGTAATTCCACTCAAACCAGAATCAGTTCTTTCAAAAGGTTCAATTTCGGATATTGATGCGTTTACATCAATATCAAGATCACTTCTGAACAAAGTTTGTCCAGTTAATCCTTTAAGTAAAGATTGTCCTTGAAGTTTTCGAGGATTTCCTTCTAAAAGTTCGGCAACACAAATTCTTCTTCGTACATAATTTGCAAATGAGGGTTTTATCAATCTCTCTTCTAAATTAAGAATAGACGGTGTTACACCATATAAAACATTAAATAATATTCGAAACGACTCATCTGTTCCTTTTGTCTGATATAATGACCTTGCTTCTCCTATAAATGTTCCAACATCTAAATTTGATTGAAAATCAGTCTCCTCTAATCCTGGTAAAAATGTTGCTTTAAATTTTTTATAAAATTCTTTTAAAAATAATGAACTTAAATTCTGAACAGAAGATGATGTGACGTGACTTTCTGCTGTTGATGAATTAAATACTAAATCATCCTTTTCTAAATCAGCATGATAACTTGTAATACCACTAAATCCACGAATACAACCAGTAAATGTATTTGTAGTTAAACCAGTGTATGTAATTATTTCATCATCAATTTTTAACAAACCATATTGATTTGGAAATCCTTTCGTACTAGTAACTTCAATTGTTTCATCACCAATAGTAGTAATACCAACTGTAGTTGAACTATCAACTATAACTTCTGGTGTTAAATTAGTAACATTAATATATTGCTCTAAATTATCAGAAATATCAGTAGGACCACCTTGATACTCTTGTGAAATATAATATTGTTTTAAAAAATCAACAGTAAGAGGACTTTCATCCCGAATAAAATTGGGAAGTTGATTCGATAATATATCTTGTATTTTTACTTTACTTACAATCCCTGTTTGTATCATGTCCTAATTATTTTTCCGTTTGGATAACTTGATGAGTAGAAATCTCTAGTAAATTGAACTCCAGAAACTTCATCCCCTGATGAAATAACATCTCTTACCATATTTATTGAACTATTTGAGATGTTAAGTGAAACATACAAATCTTTTAATCCGACAACATCATTTGATCTTGGAAATGCTTGTACTTCAATGATATTATTAGGTTTTTCTGTTGATAAAAAATTAACTGTGGATACATTTACTTCACCTTTTTCATAATCGATTGATCCTGCATTTGAAATGATATTACCTATTGACCCATCTTCTAATATTTGTATTATACGTAAAACTCCTGTTGTAAGATCAGAATTTGGAACATCTGATAGATAAAATGTTCCTGATTTTCCAAAAATAGAAAAACCAGTTGATTTTATATTAAATCCATTAGGATCAACGTAAAATTTGTTACCAAAACACAATTCATATTGTGAAAATTTGTTTGATACTATTTGCAAATTACGACGCATTCTAATTTTAGTTATATTTGATGTAATTCCTTTATTACTATTATCAATAACACTTAATAACTTACTATATTTTAATCTTCCACCAAATTGATTTAAGTTAATCGATTGAGAATACTTTGTGAGAGAATCTATAACAGTTGTTTTCAAAGAATTAGCTGATGATATAAAAGAATCGTTATAATACACATTTGAATCAAGTTCAATGTATAATATTTTAAGATCTACAATTTTTTGATTAATACCTGAAATTGTATATTGCTTCAATTTTGATAAAATTTGATTTTTTGAAAAATCTGATAATAAATCACCATTTTTGGGTTTTATGCTGATTACAACTGTGCCAAATTCTGGTGGATCTAGTTCTTCACCACCGATTACTGATACAGACTCTGTATTTGGATAAATTTTCTTAATTATTGACTCATAATCCCTTGATGTAACTGCTCGATTCTGAGATGAGTACGTTATCGGTGAAAAATACTTAATTGAGTCAATAGATTCAATATTTCCTCCATTTTGTGCTTTGACATTCGTTATGATTGATGGAGTTTCAAAATTTACGATTGTATTTCCAGATTTTAATATTCCAGAGAAAGTAAAAAATTGTGCACCATTTCCTTCCTCACCATCTGTTGTAATATATTTGACATTAATTTCATCACCATCCTGATTAGCACCATTTCCTAATTTTTTACCAAAAAATCCATCTCCAAATTTCAATTCATATCTTTCATCCTGTATTTCTTTTATTAAGAAAATTTTTGAATTTGAATCAATGTTAACAATGTCATCTATTAGTGTATATTCAGTTCCACTTCCATCAGATCCAGATGGTTTGACATAAACAACAATTTTTGAAGTATCTATGAATGCATTATCTAATATAAATCTTTGATCAAGTGATCCATCATATTTGAATGTTTTTTCAAGGTAAGTTCCTTGATAAACATTAATATTTTCAAACTTTGCAACCCCATCAACAACATTTACACTTATTGGTTCTATAATTGCAAAAGTGTATGTCTCATTATCAACGTCTCCTGTGCATACTATACCAGGTTGTAAGGTAACTGAACTCACACTATTAGTGATACTAACATCAAACGATATTTGTGCGTTTGCTGCCGTTCTAGACCTTGGTGTATATCCAATATTTCCTGCTAATGAAACCACATTCTCTCTCAAAGTTGCAGAATCGAGGAAAGATTCGTTTACAACCATGTTTGAGTTAAATGCAGTAATATATGTGTTATACGCAAGTGTGTCAATTAAGACAGAAAAGTTTGAACCATCAAAGTCAAAGTCCGAAAAACTAGAATTTGCTCTTAAATAGTCCTTAATTGATGTTTTTATCTGATCGAAATCAAGATTTGTAAAATTTGAGAAAGGCATTTACCTTGTTGCCTCTAATATAAATGAATATTCTTGAGTTGGGAACTCTTGACCGACAATATCATAAATTACAGTGACTTCAAACTGATTTAAATCAGGAAATGGGTCAACTTCAACCCTTACATTATCAACTCTTGGTTCAAAATTTTCGACTGAAGTCTTAATTTGCTCCTGAATTTCGTTTGCTGTACCAAAATCAACAAAATCAAAGAGACTTCGGTACACATCTGACCCAAAATCAGGGTTAAAAAACTTTTCAGACGGTATTGTTTCGACAATATTACGCACAGATCGACGAATTGCACTCTCATTCTTGAGAATTGGTAAATCTTTAGTGACTGGATGGGGTGAAAACGATAAACTAATGTCTTTAAACGCTCTTGATACCCTTTTGATTGCCATGAACCAAGTTTTATATTTATTTATACCGTTTTTTTAACTATTTTTTTGACTTTCACTTAGAAATTCAGGTTTTTTCTTCTCATCTTCCTTAAAATATCCATCACCATCATATTCACTGATTAATTTTTTACCAGATTTGTTAAATTCTTCACTTTTATCGACTTTAATTACCATTTTTTTCTCCTAAAATAATTTATTTATCCCAATTCTGGTTCATTATTCTCAATTGCCGTATTTCCTGCTCCAACATTCACATCAACAGACCTTTCTTTGGCAGTTTTCCAAAAATAATTCTCTTCTGACCCTAATCCGTCACGATCATGACCGTTCTCTACCTGATAGTACACGGTTGATACCTTAAAATCAGGAATCTTAGGTGTCTCAGGAGTGATACTATTGTCATAAATCCTCATTCTGTTGTTTGGATAGAGACAAAACTGCCCATTATCAAGTTCAAGAAGGTTATGAGACTTATGTTCGGCAGGTTGTTCACTTGTTGAGTAGTCAATCGCATCAACATCCGAATGATAGTTGTCAAGAGTACATATGTACGTACCCGTCTGATTGCCAAAGTCCCTTGTATAGACTTCATAGTGCATACTTCCGATAAATTGCTTCTGTACTGCAACAACTCCGTAGTCCATACAGTTCCAAAACTGAAGATTATGAAGAGTCATGTCAGGGTCAGGTATCTCTGGAGACGAGAGAAACGCAGAGATTGGTAACTTATCAAACATTGCTGCATATTCAGGTAAATAAGTTTCAAAATAAAAGGCACGACCAGGTATACTCTTTGCAGATACCCAGACTCCTTTGACAAATTCACCGTGACCACTCTTATGGTCGGTTAAATATTCTTTTCTGACCCAAACCTCATAGGAGGGTAAATTTGTGATTAGTGTAGACATTATAAAATCTGATTATCTGGTAAAATTTTATCGATAGACATTGTATACATCCCTGATGATGGAGTGAACCAACCTGTCAATACATACTTATCTCCACTTAATGGTGGATTACCTCTATGTTGATGTGTCCAAGAACCTGGCCAAAGTAATGCTGTATTTCTTTTTGGTTTCATTCTTTTTCTTTGATACAAAAATTCTGTTTCTCCTCCCTCTTCAACATCATTGAGATATATCATCCATGTAACTGCTCTGGTATTATTATTATAAGACAAGTTTTCACAATGCCAGTCATGATATCCCTCTGATGGAGATGTCTTTTGAATGATTGTACATGAACTTGTCCAATTTATAAGTTTAGTTAGACAAGGATACTCGTCCAGATAATACTTCAAACAATTATTGATTATTGCACCATTTATAGTCATTGCCAAATCAGGAAAAAAAGGTTCAAGAGTAAATTGTTTGTCTTCTCTAAACGATTCAGAATTAGTAACATAATTAACATTATTATCGATAATAGATTTTAATCTATCTATCACCTCATCATCTAGTATATTATCATATACACAAATAAAATCTTTCATCTTATGTAGGTTTTGTTGGCCAAGTGACTGAAGTTAAATCCAAATTATAATTTGAATCTAATTTTGGTGATGCACTTGCAGGTAAATCACGAAGTTGCTGTCGATATGTCTGCCATTTTGTCTGCGTTTCAGTTGGCACATCATCATTCTGTGTCCAATCAGTTTGATCTAAAAGTGAGTTTCTTTCCTCTCTTAGTAATTTCATTGGCTCGGCAGCATCAAGTTCTGTGATTTTTGTATTAATCTCTGCCTCTGTCGGTTTTGTTTGGTTTTCATCTAACCAGTCAATTCCAGAGTAAGTCAATTGACCGTTAACGTCTCCACGAATAGAATGTAATGAACCTGGTTTCAATTCTTTTAATGCCTCTAGTATTGTATATTTCATGTCAATATTTATTGTATGATTTCTAATACTGTAAGTCTAGCACTTCCTTGAGCAGCTGAACCATTTGTAGATCTTTGAGCACCTATGTATGCATGTGCCTGGTTTCCTCCACCTTTTTTCAATTGTATTTTATAAGTAACCGCACTGCCACCATGATTATTTGTATCAATAAGTGCTTGATCAAAACGGAAATTACCTCTGTTAGGTGTAGTAAGCTCGTCTCCTATTTGTGTGCCATCTCTTGTAACTCGGACTATTCCACTTCCAGCATTATTATTCTGATTACCCTCTTCACCACCTACTGTGCCTGTAGTAAGAACCAGTATATGAGAAGTGCTTTGATTGGGAGTGATGGTACAGGTTACAAAATCAGCATAAGATGTGGTACTATGATTACCTGATCCTGTACCAGTAGCACTTGCAGGTTTAAGAGTATTAGTAGCTGTAATTGTTCCATTCGAATTTAAAACGATATTATTTGAACTGCTACTTGCATGTTTAATCGAATCTGCTCTTAATGTTGACATTTTTAACCTTTCTCCTACTCTTCGTATTTATTCTGAATCTCAGTTGTAAGGTCGAGAGGGTTCGGAAGATCACCATCATAAAACTGTTGTGCCAGATCTTCCATTAAATCAAAGTACTCTTCCTCTGTGAGATTCTTTCCCAGAATCTCCTGTCCTCGACGAACTCTATATAACTCTTGTTTTTTCATGTCCGACACGAATTCGTGGGTCACACCAGATATCAAATCCTGCTTCCTTTGCATCGAGACAAAACGAGACATCCTCGCCGCACATGTCCTGTACCTCACCCGACTCAAATACCTGCATCTTTGGAGCAAACCATGGATAAGGTAGTCCTTCGTGTTCGAATACACCCTTTCTGATTAGTAACCATCCGAAACCTGTATAGTCTACGGTGAACGGTTTCTTGCGTTTTGATATACTTTCGATTGTTTCGTGATTCATCACACCACCATTGCTTCGAAAATCATCTTCTTCCAACCAATGTGCCACCGAGGTTGTTCTACCATCTTCGGTACAGTACCATCCTGCAACAATATGCTTTTCCTCTTTTCCTTCTGGATTGGCATCAAGAATTAACTGAAAGAACTTCTCTGAATTAAAAACAATGTCAGAGTCAATCCAAAGTTGATAATCATACTCTAACTTTCCATCCCATGGTACTTGCTTTGGTCCTCTCAGTACGTTTGCACCTAAACACTTACAACGGGCAAAGTTGACCATTGATGAATAATCCTGTGATATCTGTATACTTCCACCACACTGTACAATATCAAAACATAATTGTACGAATGCCTTTAAGTATTGATATGATACTCCTCGACCTGGTAAACAGAAAACAATTCTTTTACCCTTAACTAATTCTTTTGCTCTTTCATAGTCCCACTCTGGTGCTTTTGGTTTTGTGGGTGTCTTAGCCTTTACTGTAAATCCTTTTGCCATAATAGATTGCGATCAATTCAATTCTAACTTATATAGAAGGTTTTGTCAATAAGAAGATTCATATATTGTAGAGTCTTCCGCACACATTTCATTGACTTCGGTATATGTAATTTCTTCTCTCCAGTATGATGTATATAACTTATTCCATATTACTTCAAACTCCTCTTCATTCAAATTCTTAAACAGGCATTTATCATTGAGGTAAATGTGGTAAGATTTCGTTTGAGTGTTAGTCATCTTTTAAGGTAAGGTAAATTCCGTCTACATCTAGATTCCATTTTAACACAAGATCTTCATACCAGTCAAGTTCGTTTACAACTGCCTCTGGAATTGTCATATGATATCGATCAGTTACTGGATCGATCTCTACAGTGGAATAAATTTCGTCAAAATTTTTTTTCATTTAATGAAAACCTAGTCGTCGTTTTTATATATGCGAAAATTTTTTTTGAGACGTGGAATTTATATCTGCCTTTCGTAACACTTTGTAGACTAGGTTCCCATGCCGTTTTTATATACGGGGGGCATCAACCCCCCAACTGCTGCAATCACGAACGAATGACTGCATTTAACGAATGGGATTAACGCAATAAGGACATAAACTCCTTATACTCATAATCCGCATATGCTCTTTTGTCTTCAATCACGAAATCCTGCCAGTCGAGTCCATCGATCTTATAGGATAGGTTGCCATTCTCTACATAGTAGTCGAATTGGCAACCGTCAACGGGTGATGTAAATCTCTTCATTTTCTACCCCCTGATGTATCCGTTTTCTGATACGATGAACGCATCTAGTCTGTCGATATCTAACTCAGGATTGAAAGTGAAATCTCTGAATGACTTATACGAATCAAAGAAGTCAACTCCTGCGATGTGATCCACACCCCACTCCATAATCTCTGTTACGAAGTCTGCGAAGTCATCACATACGCATGCCATGTTCTGAAAGTTCTCGACTTCAAGGATTCTCTTGATAATTCTGTCTGTTGGATTCATTTGGGAAAGGGAATTAATTTGCTATACTGTTATTATAAAACAGATGCCCACGCAATGTGAGCATCTGAAACAATTGTTTACAGTGAGGACAGTGTAAGGGGTTTGCTGAAGACGACCATGTTATCATAGAAGTCGATTGTTGCCGTGGTGCGGTTATCATGTAGGAACCACTGCCAGTTCTTTTGAAATACGGATACACCATACGCAACTTCATAAAGAAACGCATTGAGCCTAGACTTAGTGGTGTTAGTCTCCCACCCGCAAGAACTGATCCATGCTTTGCCCTTAGTGTGGCAGTAGTCGGCAATACGATGACCATGTAAGTAGACTGAGCTCAAGTTCTCTGCTTTGTCATAACGAACCATAGTGTTAGACTTAGA